TAGCTAGTCTTACCGGCCTCACCTAAGAGTCCGCGAACGACAACAAGGCCGTACATATCAGGACGCACCATCTTCTTCGCATAACGAGTCATCACGCCCTTGCGAGGCACGAAGTCTTCTGGTCCGAAGATTGTAGGTGTGGTCTGCAGTGGGACGTATGGTGCGTACACATATCCGCTTTCAAGGAAAGAGGATCCGCGACGGCCAACAAGAACCACGTTGCGGAGGAAGTAAGGATCAACGATAACGTCGAACTTCTTGCTCAGCGAACCAACATTAACTGCTCCAATTGAACCAGTCTCGTCGTCAGCAGTTACGCTAGCACGGAATCCAGCGGTGAACTCAAGGATGTTGGCAACTTCGGGTCCGCAGACAACAAAGTTAGCACCACCACGCAGAGTCTTGCGGTGAATTTGTGCAGAAACATCGTTGATAGTCTCAACGAGAGTCTCGTACCACTCGGATACAGTACCGGTGAAGTCAGGGGCAGCAGAGCTAGCACCAACTTCAGCACCACTTGTCTTATCTAAGAAAAGACCCGGGGCGCGTGACCAGTAATAGGTAGCAGCTTTAGCTCCATTGACAAGGTCAGCAACGATCTCACGATCAATCTCAAGAGCAATTTGCTCAGAGAGAATGCTGGTCAACTCAACCTCAGCGTCAAGGTTGTGGTAGGCGTTAAGGTCTTGACCTAACTCCGGAGTCCACTTAGCCTTCAGCTTCTTGGTCTGTGCTGTCACAGCAATGCTGTCCACCTTGATATCGATCTCGGGGATATCAGCTTGCCCTTCAAGGCCCCAAACAGTCTGACCTTGAATAGAACCAATGCCGCCTGAATTAGAGTTGGCGAAGTCGTCAGTTTGTGGGAACAACCAAGTACAAGAAGAACTCAGAGCCACCTTGGGAGCGGGCGCTCCGGCCGAACCGAGGGCGGGAGGAGTGGTTCGAACTTCATCGTTCGCAGAACCAGTCTTACCAACCCAAGTAATCAAGATGCTGTCCTCAGAATTCGTTGCATCCCAACCACAGTTAAGATCATCGGCGAATCCGGGAGGAACCGGACGTGTCAGACGACGTACAAGACGCGCGCCATTGCCAAGAATTTTGAGTCCACTTGCTGCCTTTATGGTAGTAGCATTAACTCCAGCCGTCGCCGATGATGTGATAGCAGAAAGATTCTGTACATCAAGTTGATCAAGAGCCGAAGCCGAGAACGCAATAACTGCGTACGCATGGGTTGCTGTTCCAGTACCATTATCAAGCGCAAGAAGGTCAGGATCGTAGTCAATTAACTTACGGTCAAGGTCCGTCATGCTTGTAAAGATAGCAGCACCGGTGACAAAAACACCCAAAACAGATGAGTCAGAACCACTTGGCGAGCCATATGCGTAACCACGTGCGGACGTGCGAGGACCAGAAATGTCACCACCACGAACATCGAGGAGGTCAACACCACCAGTGATTTGTGCACCAACACGATCGGTACCGTAGATGGATTGTCCAGCCGTGTTACCAAGTTGGTTGTTGCCCGATGAATCACCACCAAGATCTCCCGAGAATGTGAAGTCAAGGAAGAAGATGAGTCCACTGGGGAGGCTCATAGGTTGTACAGAAACAAGATCGTTAGCGATCAAGCCTGCGAAAACGCGACGAACGATAGGGAATGCGACAGAGGCAAAACCCTGTACATCACTGGCGTTCATGGCGGATGCTTCGCGAAGAAGCTCCTTAGCTTGGTTCTCAAGAAGACGAGCCATACCGTTTTTGGTACGTTCGTCACCGAGTCCTTCTAAGAGTCCGGTCTTTTCCCACTTTGACAGTAGGGCGTGACCTTCGGCACGCATATCACGATTAACCATACCTTCGGTTAATCTTTCAATAATACCAGCCATTTTTAATATCTCCTTATAATTTTAATTAATACCTGCTAGTTTCTTCATTCTATCAGCAATTGGATCGGCAGGGTTTGCCTCTCCCCTGCTATTAGCACGAAGAATGGAAGAACGACGGTTGATCGTTTCGCTCAGTGATTGTGGTCCGCGTTTAGGCGTGGACTCCACTGTGCTTTGAAGCGTTTCAAATATTGTCTTTGCTTCCGGGACAGAACCAGCTTTAGAAATCGCTTCGACAATCTTATCTTTTTGTCGCTCATTTAAGGAGGTATTTCTTAACACACGGTTCGTGTATAATAAACGAGCATTTGAAAGATTAACGTCCGTGACGCTCTCTTTTAATTGCCCAACTACGTTTTCGTAGTTTTGAAGCTTCTCTTTGAGATGGTTATTTTCAAAAACCAACTCTTCTTGAGCTTGTTTCAAATCGTCTAACTCAGTCTTAGTGTCGGGCGCCGGTGAGTCGGCATCATCCTCTTCTAAGTGAGTATCTTGTGCATGAGTGGATCTACGTGCAGCAAGTTCTTTTTCCATTGCGAACTTTTTGTCCTCGGCTCTGCGGCCGGCCCAACCTGTGAGGTCGGCGCCCATGTCTACAGTAAGTCTTTCCACAACAGCATCAACGAGGGCGTCGGTATCAGTTTCTTCTTCAAGTTCTTTTTCGTCGTTAGGGCATGGACCATCTTCGCCCTCTTCTTGAACTTCAGGGTCTTTATCGTCCTCATCAAGAGAAAACTTCTCCATGATGGCATCAACGAGAGAATCCATGTCAATATCTTCTTCCATACCTTTCGTAGCTTCTTCGTCTTGCTCAGCGGCAGCGGCGGTTTGTGCAGCGGCAGCTTCCCCTTCGCCGGCGCTACCGGAATCGTCTGCCATTTCGCCGGAGCCTTGAGGATCTTCATCATCATCCTCTGTCAAAGCAGCTAAGTCTTTTTCTGTGAGTTCAATCTCTTCGTCTTCTTCAATTGGGGCAGTCTCTAATTCTTCTTCTAGGCGCTGAAGAGTCTCAGCCAACTCGTCAAAGTTGATTTTAATTGTGGATTCCTCGCCCTCATCATCGCAACCACAGAGTTCTTCGCCTTCAGCAGCACCAAGAGGCACATCTTCAGCGGCATCGCCAGCAGGAGCGGGTGCAACGCCCATAGGCTCCATGCCGCCGGCGGCGGGAGGGCCTCCAAGATCTAATCCATCTTGTTCTAGAATTTTCTCTAAGGTTTCCTTAACCTCAGTCGAATATTTTTCGACGATAGTAGCCTCGGCATTTTTCAAGGCTGCTTCTTTAAGTGCTTTAGCGTCCACAAACGCTTGCTCAAGTAAAGATGACATGTATTAGCTCCTATAAAACAGTAATTCACTGTAAATAGTGCGCATTATACACAAAAACCATTTTTAATGATTTTATCATGAAGCATTATAATAATTTAGAATAGCCCATTCATAACCTTCTGGGCCATTGTAGCCCATTACGGTCACCGAATCGCCCTCTTCCAGCACTTTATTTGCGGCCGTATCAATAAGCTGCGCTGTGTTGGTGGAGCCCGTGAGTGTAACGTTTGCGGAGCCTACACTCTTGACTGTTATTGTTATACCATTTAAGGAATCGTTTAATTCTGGTAGATATGCGTTATGTGGAGAAGACAGGACGAAGATTGCGACTCTATCTGTGGCTCCGGAGATATACGTATCGGCAGAAGTTGTTTTAAGCACATAATTGTGGCGGACCGAGCCGCTCAAATAAGCACTTCGGCCAACAAACATATCGCCACTGCCGCTTACATAGAATGCTGGATTAAGAGCATTGCTTTTTGCTGTTATTAACTTATCATCGTTTGAGCCGCTGACATTGAATTTGCCGTCCAGATAACCTGCCCCAACGGCTACTTGGCCGCCGGCAGATCCTGTAGCAGCTAAAATAGTTTCATTGCTCAAAGATCTTACCAGCAACACCAATTCATCATCCAAAGCTTTAAGTTGGAAGGCTGCTTTGTCTGAGGACGCGCCGACATCTTCACCAAGCGATAATGTATCAAAATGGGCGTGAGCAGAACCAGATACGTTTCCGTTTGCTGTTAAGGTGCCGGCGACCTCTAATTTAGCAGACGGAACAGCCACACCGATCCCAACATTGCCCGAATTATTTATAACCATCTTTTGTGTTGCTGTCGTAGAACCTGTGTTTGTCGTCCAGAATGATAACCGTGATGGAGAATTTATTGAAGTCCATGCGGAACCATCGGCCTCCGCTCTAATTCTAGATGTAAGTGAGATTGTTCCGCCCAAGGTTGAACCAGCAAAGGCAACATCCCCAAGATCGTCGCCATCAGTATAGTATGTTGATGCTGATCTGTGGAGGCCCAGCACTGGTGCTGAGCCAATTTCGGTGAGTTGTATTGTTGTGCCGGGCTCATCATTATTAATACCGATCCGCTTATTCCAACCATCTACAAACAACAGTGGCATATCGGTTGTACCACTGACACTGAGGAGGCCTCGCTGGGCACTCGTCGCGCCCGAGATGGCTAACGTCGTACCATCAAACGTAAGATTGGCTTCTGCGTTAGCCAATCTGACGGCAGAGGTATCCATAGTCAGAAGCCTGTTGTTCCCTGTGTTTGTAATATTTGTGAGAGCAGGGGCAGATATACTATCAGTGATTGCCGTTTTAATTTGAGTGTATGTTAAATTTTTCAGAGAGTCACCGTCACTAGAATCGGCAATAATAAATTCATCGTTGCTAGATGGGCCGCCACCCTTGTTTGTGGTTTTCGAAGGATCGGACCGGAGAGTGGGGCCGGTGAAAGAAAGTCCGCCGTTAGAAGCCGTGAGCACTCTCACACCCTCTGTGTCGACAAAGATTCCTTGGCCGCCGGTAACTTCAAGTGCTGGGCCATACCCAGTGCCACCCGGATCGACACTACTAGATAAGCCAATGCCCAGAACGAGGTTTGAAGCTGACAGTCTGTTGGCTAAACCGTCATAGTTTGTGGCTGCCAAGTGATCGGGGTTTAATATAATGCCCGTTATGCCGTGTGCAGAACCAGAAAAAGTAGAGCCTGTTATCGGGCCGCTTACAATAAAACTAGTTATGCTAGCAGCTGTGGTAATAGTCACGCCCGACTCGGCTGTGAGCGTGCCATCACCATCGGAAGTTAAAACTCGGTTTGCGCCGTCGCTGCCAATTAAAGCTGATAAAGGCTCAAGCTTAGCGTTGCGAGTTGAATCCCAATATCCACTAGCAGTAATATTACTAGTAAATGTTTTAGTTCCCCCGACTGTTTGATTTCTCCAAATGTCTACTAAGCTCTCGATTGAGCCAGTGGTTGAGTTAGAGAATTCTACTCTCCCTTTGATGATGTTATATGCCATGTTTTTATCTTCCTCGTATTAAATAGTACGAAAAAAAGGATGCCCCCCTTTCGGGAGACATCCAAAAAAGAAATTGTAAAACAATCTCGGTTTAGTAGATTACCCACTGTCCATAGCCAGTATCACTATAGATTAGTGAAACAGCACCGTGTGGAGACTCAATAATTGCTTGTGAGAATCCATCGATTTCGTTACCATTGGCTAAAGAAGATGAGATCTTGATGAAGTTAGTGTTACTAACTCCAGCAGCAGCTTTGACGATAACAACATCACCAGCAGAACCAGATGGTAAGACCAAGCTAGTAGAACCAGAAACTTCGTCAACAAAAACGTTTAAACCAGTGCTAAGTGTGAAACCATCGTTGGCCGCGGCTATGTAACCGATCACCGTTGAAGTCATGCTGTCACCACCGGTGGTATCAACAGAGAAAACACCGTTAGTAGCAGTAACACCAGTACCAGCCATCGAAGCGGCTACATCGACCAGTGAAGATCTATGAACCGTACCTGAGCCAGAGTCAAAGTAAAGCATTCCGTCTTGCGCAAGTTTTGCCTCGGTCATAGCTTCTTCAGGAGCGAAGGTGCCAGAAACGTGAAGCGGAGCCGTCACAAGAACTGCGTTCTCGTTAACAACCAATCGGCTGTTGCCAAACGATGCTGCGCCCATCAAGTCAAGAGCACCAGAACCAGACATGTCACCAACAAGTGTTGGTGCAGTAACGCTTGTGAATACACCGGTCGTCGCCGAAGTAGCACCAATGGTTGTACCATCAATGGCACCGCCGTTGATATCAACATCACCGGTTGCGGAAACTGTAAAGAACCCGTTTCCAGCGGTAACTACACCGCCAGCATGCAATGTGGTGGAAGCTGACAACGAAGTTGCCTTAACAGAAGACAGAGTAGTCTCACCGATCGTAGTGCCGTCAATTGCACCACCGTTGATATCAACATCACCGGTTGCGGAAACTGTAAAGAAACCGTTTCCAGCGGTAACTACACCGCCAGCATGCAATGTGCTGGAAGCTGACAACGTGGTTCCGACGACAGCAGCGAAGGTACCAGCAACAGCCGAGTTGGCGCCAATAATGGTACCATCAATTGCGCCACCGTTGATATCAACATCACCGGTTGCGGAAACTGTAAAGAAACCGTTTCCAGCGGTAACTACGCCGCCAGCATGCAATGTGCTGGAAGCTGACAACGTGGTTGCCTTAACAGAAGACTGTGTGGTGGCACCGATTGTAGTGCCGTCAATGGCACCTCCATCGATGTTACAGTCTGCCGCAGTAACCTTGTCAGTTGTAACACTGAGTAAGGACGCAACGCCCGACGATGAAAGCGTTGACGCGGCTATCAATGCCTCCTCATAAGTTGTGGATCCGCTAAGTCGAGTCGTTCCAAATTGAAATTTATAAGCCATTTATAAAACCCTCCATATAAAATTGATTTTTAAATGTTAAAAATGTTAAACAATGAGCAACAAGGTTTTTGCCTAAGACATTTGCCTAAAACAAGAACACAGGATGCCCACCGCTCATAAATAGGTGCCCTATCAATTAGTAGACATAGTACTTACTGACACCATTACAATAAAGGGACAGAGAAGCATAAGGTGATTCCAAAACTAGTGAATTTTCACCGTCGATTGTTTGAGATCCAGAAGCCAGAATTGTTATATTGTTGGTATGGGCGGCGCCGCCTTCATCTTTAATAATGTATGTATGCCCATCCGTTAAAACTGCTGCATCTGGAAGACGAAGTTCAACTTCGCCGGCGGAAGAATCCATACCAATATAGTAATCATCAACCGAAGCCGTCATCGTAGCCGTTGAAGTTTTATGATGATAAACAACCGCACCAGATATGTGTAAACGGCCGCCAACAAAGCCTGAAGCTGAAACATTTAAGCTAGCAGAGATAGCTCCGCTAACAGCAATCTTGTGATCTGGAGCAGTGTTGGCGCCGATTGTTAAACTGCTGGTGGTATAAGCGTTTATATTGCTAAGCTGCGTGAATATGCCTCCGCCAGTACCGCCGCCGCCGCCGCTAATCCCAGTGAGTTTTGAGCCATCGCCATAAAAGGCAGACGCAGATATATTAATGCTAGCGCTAACATCACCAGTGATCGTCAGCGTATTACCATTAAAGGTTAAATTTGACTCACCTGTAAGCTTATAGGAATCGGTACCGATCGTCGTTAAATTATAGCGATCGGGTCCAGAAGTAATCTTTAGAACATGTTCAAGCTCTTTGCCATCACCAACGAAAGCACTAGATGAAACTTGGCCATCTGCCAATAATTGACCGGGAAGCAGTACGTTTCCCGATAAGACATTATATCCCATCTACATCAGCCCTCTAAAATAATTATACAATTACAATTATAATTAGAAGACAAACCAGTTAGAGCCGTTAGAATAGATATTAATAGCAGTCATTGTGCCTGTCATTTCATAATATGCTTGCCCATCAATGAACTCGCCGGCTGAAGCAGACACTAAAATTGCGCCCGGGGCGGTGTCGATCGGCGCTCTAGAACCGGTGAATTCATCTTTAATTGTTAATATAGCGCCAGTCATCGGCGAATACGTACCGCCAGCACTGCCAAACGGATAGCCGGCTGGGGGCGAAGAAGACGTAGCTGAAGGAAGATAAATAACGGCCGGGTACCCGTTCTTGTCGGGAGAGCCCTTTACTCCCAGTATGTGATCCGCCATGGAGGCTGAATAATAATCAATGGCGGCGTTGGAATTTGAGGAGAGCGACCTATAATTCATTCTAAAGCCGCCGACGTTTATTGACTGACTAGCATGAAGATTGACATTGAATGCTGTGACTCCGCCACGTTGACCGATGTGCAGACTTCCAGTTCTAACGTGCTGATCATCATTAGTGTTACCAAATCTAGTAGAACCGCTAGCATCAATTCTGGTTATGTCTTCAAAGTGATAACTACTAGCGGAGATTGCCCCAGAGATAAAAAATGTCCCAGTCAGGATAAGGCTGCTGGTTGTACCGCCGGCTCCGGGGACAGAACCATCATAATTGTACATGAAGTAATTCGAGCCGGAAATGTTACCGGCCCCAGTCAAGAACATTACGGAGCCTGTGACGCCCTCAGCGTTGGCTCCGCTAGATGTTTCATCGCAGTTTACATATGCCCAACCAAATCTTGACATATATTAGCCGACTCCGTTATATGAACCTGACCAGCTAATACCGTTTGAATCCAAATGCCATTGATCTTTGGAGCCTGTTGGGAAATTAACCTTATCTGCATGTATGCTTGTAAGTCCTGCGACAACTGAGATCGGTGAAGCACTGGCAACTAATGTTGTTTGGTCGCCGCCCTTGACATAAATTCTGCTTACTTTTACTTCCATACGATCTGATGTTGAGCCAGACGGCACAGTAAAATAATTTTTGTTATCGGTCACAAACGCGTTGGGCCCGAAACCAACCTTTACAGAACCTGAGCCATCGTTAACAACTTGAATCCACCTCGTAACGTAGGGGAAATTAACAACTTGCTGATCTGCGTGCGCGTCGATTCCTCCCGAAGCGAATGGGCGACCACTAGTTTGAAAAGCAGGAACATGATTGATTCCTACTCGCATTTGCCACGATGGGTCTTTCCAGTTTGACATATTAAATCTCCAAAATTTGTATCATTCGTAGTAAATAGTATCTAATTCTTTCTTCTACTACGTTTTTCTAACAGTCTCTTTTGCTTAAGTTCCTGTCTTTTTCTCTCCCTTTCTGCTCTCGCTCGTTTTTCACGCTTTTTTTCAGAAGGCTTTTTGTACCTTTGCCTATCTTTATATTCTTCAATGATTCTTTCTTTTTTACATTTTTTAATAAAACGCCTAATCATTCTTTCGTGATTACCGCGGCACTCTTTCGAGTGAACTACTACATTACTACCCATTCTATTTCCTGTTCATTTGTTTCCAGATTTGTGAAGCGCCTCCGGTGAGGGAAGAAATATCAACTCCGGAGCTACTGGGGTCTCCTAAATCAACCGAGCCGGGTGATGTGTCACGATGGGATGGTGCGGGAGTGGTACCTTCAAATAGATCCACACCATTATATGCATCAGTGCTAACAGCTTCTAATAATTTCTTTCTATGCTCTTGTAGTTTCATACGGCCCTCTTCTTGGCTTCGCTTAATTTGCAAGTCTTCATTAAATAGACGCTCATCCTGCTTCTTGTTCTCGACAACAACGTTGCCCTGCATACCTTTGGCGACTTCTGAAACAACGTTAGACAAAACGCCCTCTTCTATAAGGACTTCGTGAATACATTCTTTCACCAAAGGTTTAATTAGTTTTTTTAAGTCAGCTTTTTTCATAATATCCTCTTATTAATTCCTGCGATCGTTTGCCAACGATCATATGTTTCTGCCAATTCCGAAGGATCCATTCCCGGTTCGGGCACATCTCTGTTGCTCCGGGTGGGCTCTTTTGGTGGTCCGCCAAGATCTTTGCGTATCCATACAACGGCTTCCTTGAGCGCTTCCACGCCTGCTTTAATTATAGGATGTGGGACATACCCAAGGACTTCCAAAACAAAATCTATATAATATTTCTTCCCGTCGTCAGTCTTGGTGTAGACAGCGATGCGGATATATTCTTCGGGAACGTGTTCATAGAGTTCCTTCACCCCGGCAACGCCTTTCGCGATTTTGGTAGCTTTGAATGCCGGGTCGGCCAATTTCATGGCTTTTGTGGTGGCCGCAAGTGCTTTTCCTGTTTTCCCAGTGGCTGCGACAGTTTTAGCTATCTTGCCTAAGCTTCCGGCTTTAGCAAATTTACCGGCCCATGGAACTAGCGCAATTAAATCCAACAGGGCCCAACCCATTTTCTTCTGGTATAGATTTAAGCCTAGGCTGGCAAGCGTAGCACCAGTCGGTATGAGGGTTGCTTCTGCAGGAGGGAACACGCCGGCTGCGCTGATGGCGTCCAATGACGATCCTATTATCGATAATACTTTGCTTTCCTGGGCTTTCTCGTCTGTATCTTCTTCCTCGGCTTCACCGGTCTCGGTGGGTTCGTCTGGCTCCTCTTCTCCGGGATCTTCGCCGGGCAATGTAATGGGTGTCGTCCGGTTGACCCATTCCTCTTCTTCGTCTTCGGGCGCGTCAGTCACCTCATCTTCACCCCCTTCGTCATCCCGCGGGATTTCTGGGGGGAGTTCCTCCGGTGGCAGAGCTTGGCCATAATCTGGACCTTTGCTAAATTTAACTGTGTTAAGCTTGGCCCATTTATTAAGGACTTTTTCTAAGTTCTTTTGAGCTTTGGGGTCTAACCCGAATGAATCTAATAAATCATTTAATTTCTCAGTAGTTTCAGGGGAGAAAGTTCTTGGATCGCGTTGTGGATCTCCAATAGCCTCCAGAACTATATCGTCTTGCTCTGTTGCTTGTAGCAGCAATGACAACAATTGCCTCTTTTGAGCGCCAGAGATGTTAACGTTCTTTAACATGTTAAGCAGCGAATCAGGATAAGAAAGACTGTTGATGCCGGCAATGATTTTATCAAATTCTTCTGGCTCAACAGGCTCATCCGGTTCGGGTTCTGTGGCATCTTCCGGTGCGGCTTCAGGTTCTTCCGGCGCGGCTTCTGGTTCTGTGGTAGCTTCAGGTTCTTCCGGGGCCATCTCTGCCGGGACTGGTGCCACTTCTGGTTCGGGTTCCTCAAGACCAAGCATCTGTAGGTCAAAATCGCCTAAATCAATTGTTGAAAGCTCCTCTTCATCGGATATGCCTAGGTCTGGGAACTCTAATTCTGGCACGGTTTCAACTGCCATAGGTACATCAATTTCTCGCCCAAGTTGTTGTTCGGCGCTGGCGACAGCACTGCGGACCCATAAATTTCCCATTGCTAATTCGGCTGCGGATGGTTGTCCAGACGGGTAATCCCGGGTTCCGGTGAGCACTTGGAGTGTGGATTGACCCCACAACTCACCAAATTCTTCTGATGTGATTGGGATCGGAACTTCAGGCTGGTCTTCCCTGTAAAAGTATAGCCACTGCGGCTGATCCTGATCGGCTATGGCGAAGCGCTTCCATGCAATTAAATCATGCGCGGCGGAGGTGTCACCCGCCTTTAGGGCGGTCGCCATATCCGTGCCAATCTGAGAGCCCCATTCAATAACATAATTTTCTACAGCGTCCTTGATCTCGCTTGGAATATTATTGGTTGTAGAACCCGGCTCAAAGTCATAGCGTGCCTCTGTCAGATATTTTTGCCACTGATTATATGTGTTCTTGTAACTACTCACAATCCAAAACCTCGTTTAACAGTCTGTTAATACGGTCGGCTTTGGTGAATACTTGGTTGTTATAATCTTTTGCTTCTTTCATCATAAAAGCATTAGGGGTTGAGGGCTCGGAAACAAAGTCAAAGCATATTAATTGAAAATCTTCTTGAACAACGGTCGTATCATTTGATTCGGAAACAGAACCCATGCCGCGGCTAGAGATGCCAAGCTTAACGCCACTTTCGACCAGAGATTTTAATACCTGACCTGATGGCGTGTCTAATACTTTAACTTTACCCATCACTGATTTGTCTTCCATCCAGATATCAGTTACAAGATGTGACGCATTTCTAAGGTTAATGACCGAATCATCTGGGTGATCTAATTCACCTAGGGCGCGGTTCTCTCCTACAAGTTTTTTATAGTTCTTTACTTCTCGGGCCAATACTTTATATGGATATACGCGCTGATTTCCGTTCAGTACATCGGCCTCTTGGAGTTTGCCGGTCAGCATCATGCCACCATCAGCCACATAGCGCTTCTCGTCTTCAGTCAAAAGGTCTTGGCAAACGCCACCTTCGCAAAGTTCATAAAATTCTCTAAGTAGCTTCTGACCCATAACTAAGACCCTTTACAGCAGCGTCTAACTGGCTGAAGCATCCACTTGTTTGTCCAAGTGGCAGGACTGCTCATTTGCGTGTTTGTGTTCATGTTTAACTCCATTGTCTCCGAATACCATGTTCATTACATAAGATGTGCCAGAGGATAACCATCCAAGAAGAAAAAAGTTAGCTACTGTAACATCATAGCTAAATAGTTCTGTGAATGGGGAAAGCAGCATTAAAAACCACCCAACGTGAAATCCCATACACATTGGGCAGTGAAATACTTTACCATATCCTCCGCCAAAATCTTTTGATGGCCTCCATCTCTTTAAAAGCGGAAGGTCGCTATACACCAAAATTTGTGTAAGCCCATAGGCACATAATATAAAAGTTAATAATTCCATTAGTTATCCTGTTCTGCTAAGCCGGTTTCGGCACCACTAGCCATACCGATCACATCAGCAGCCTTAAGGGCTTTACCTTTGATTAAAATTTCAAAGGCATCTTGCATAATATCAGAGCTAATATCTCCGCCTTGAGACAGTTGAAAAGCCATAAAAGCAATTGCTGCAGCCGGGGCGCCGTATGTTATAATTTTTTGGCCCAAATCTGTATCAAAGAAATTTTGAGCTTTTACGTAAGCAGTCGCACCAAGTTGATCTAACATTCCTTCTTGTAGATCCTGATCGATAAGGCTGGACATTTCTTCAAATGATTTTATCAAATCCATTATTTCAGGATCATTTGAGACAATATTAAGAAAACCTTGCAACTTATCATCGTTTGCGCGGACTAGTTCGTTACCCAGAGATTTTACTGCTTGCGGATCATTTTTGACATTTTCAAGATTTTCGTTTTCAAAAATCAAATACGTATCCCAACGCTCCATTAACATTTTCATTTCAGACATCCGGGCGCTCCTTAGATAGTGTACATGTAGGAAAATCCAAATGGATCCCTTACGTATCCGGGCCGGATTGAACCCTGTTGTGCCTGTTGTGGTACTTCACCAAGCTCCGTAGAATCGGCCAGATCTGGGTCTACAAACTCAGAATCTGTCGCTGATACCATTGCTTCTAAGTTTTCAAAGTAAGGGCGCTCTTCCTCAATAAATTTGCTAATATTAATAAGAGCGAATTTAGCTGCATTAATTTTGTCGCTATATGGCGCTTCCATCATTCCCTCAATAGCACCATAGTAAGAGCCACCTTGAACTGATTCGGCGATTACAATTCCTTTTTTGCGAAGAAATGTAAACAATCTATTTTGAGCGCCGTAGACGATATCATTCATTGTCTCTTTTGGGAACGCAGTAATTTTATTATTTTTTGAAGACATAACAATATCAATATCTGCGTGGTCGAAAATCATTAAATCCCCACTCAGGCTTTTGCGAATATTAAGTTCCAGAGTAATAGACGGTACCGGCTTTCTGGCCGCGGCGCCCACTTTAATGTGGATAGGCTCATCAGAAGGTATTAAATTAATTGTGACCGACATCTTCGAAAATTTCCTTTACAAGTTGTTGTGTCTTTAACACAGTCATGATGACATTTTCACTGATTGTTTCATGAGAGTAGCCTTCAAGTCGTGATAAGACTTGTTGTGTCTTTTCAGTCATTGAGGAGTCAGCCTTAATCTCTTCTATTTGTTTAGCTTTTTTCAGCTGTTCTTTTAATCTACCTATCTCTGCGTTCAAAAACACTTTTAATTCCAGAGAGTTATCAGAAAAAGATGTTATATAGCGAGATAATAAACTCTTTTGCTCCTCAAGAAGTTGGTTGTCATATTTTTCATTAAATTTATTAACAAAGGTCTTATATACAATGTTGTCAACTGGTACTTCAGTTTCATTTATTGTTGCTGTATTACACATATCGTTGATAATCTTAGTTTCAAGAATAACTTTTTCTTTTGGAGACGAAGTATTGAACATTTTATTAATTGTAGCTAAGGCTTTATAGTTTGGTACAAAATTATTAAATACAGAAGGCGAGAGAGTCTTATTGACTACGTTTATAATCTCTGTTTGTTTGATAAATAACTCATCAGGATTGATCATTCTTTTAGCTAACGAAGCTTCTTTCAATATCTTTTCACTAATTTCTTGCTCAAGCGATTGGTTTTCATAAAGCGATCTGTAACATTCCAAATCCTTAGTCAGCAACGATTCTGCACTAAAATGTTCTCTGATTACATCTACTGCTTTTTTGCTTCTCTCATTATCATTTTTTAAAACAGCGACAGTGGCCTCTTTAATCAGGGCCTCATAAACAAATGCTGTATTACGTTTTTTGTTGTGCTTAGCTTTCATCTTTTTGCTCCGTTGGCTTTTCTTTCTTATCAAGATCTTCTAAAAGAACTGTTAGTGATTTATTCATCGATAACATTTTTTGTTCTTCTTTTTGCTCACTCAATGAATAAATAGGCACTTCTTCTTCATAAATGCCTCTAGATAAAGATCTAAGTTCCGCGCCGCCGAGATTATTAGTTCGGTATGTGTTCGTTTCTGGTGTTGCTATACGTGCATAATTTCTTGTTCTGGCTCCGGCCGGCCGTGAATCTGTACGTTGGGGGTAATAAACTTTACCTTTGGCGCCGGGAGTTAGGCGAGGCGCGTCTCTCGCTCCGGGAGGGGCTGCCAAAAGTGTAGAATCATCTTCGCCGTCGGCGCCTTCTGGCTCGGCGTCGGCTTCGCCGCCGAGATCTAAATCTCCGCCGGCGTCACCGCCAAGATCTAAATCGCCACCGCCAGTATCGCCGCCAAGATCTAAGCCACCACCTCCGCCTGCTGCGCCGGCGGCTTGAGCCTCGGCAACGGCCTGAAGAGATGCATCCTGCTTGCGATCGTAAAACATCTCTCTCTGACATCTTGCAAATTCTTCGTGAGACATATTGAAAATGTTTTCGGTAACCCAGCGACGAGAGAAATAGCCCTCGGTTGCGGAGCCGGCGATATCAAACTTAGCTTTCCAGTGCTCAATCTCTTGAAGTTCCGCAATCTTAGATGGGTTGTTTAAAGAAAGTTTGAAATTAATAAGGTCATCGCCGCGGAAACCAAGAGTATAAAGATGAATGATGCCGATTTTTTCAAGCTCATGTATAACTGTCCTTTGTAATCTTTGGACTGTTCGGGCAAAGCGAATGTCTTTTTGGGCTAACGTTGTCTTGTCTTCAGTGGCGCCTTCGCCCATAGAGAGATAAGACTGTGGGACCTTTAATGCTGAAAATAATTTATCTCTTAAATATTTGATGTCATCAATTTCGGTTGTATTTGTGCCGCCGGCGATGTTCGAAATATCTGTAGCTGAGCCGGCGCGTACGGGAATGTAATAGTCTTCTTCAATTGATAAAGGATTGTAACGCAAGTCAACTCGTCCAGTGTCTTTGTCTACGATTGAGTGTCTTTTAAGTTGTGAAACAATCTTTTGCATATAGCCTTCAACATCTTGAGGCGGGATGGCGCCGACATCAATCTTGAATACGCGCCTTTCGGAAGATCTGACAATACGATATGCCATCATAGCGTCTTCCATAAGTGTAAGTTGGCGCCAAATGCGGCGGGCGGGCTCCAGAACTGATGAGCCATAAGGGACATATTTATCGTTACCTAGAATACGAAAGTGTGCGACCTGCCAATTTTCAAAAGTCATACCAGCGGAATTCCATTGATATTGTACATAATTAGGATTAGTTGCATCTAGCCCTTCTAGTCTTTCAACTTCCTGCAGTGGCAGCGCGATGGCTGACTGGACACCCATCTTATCATCAATGTCAAGGTAGAGCATGAAGTCACCATATTTACACATCGTGCGGCACCAGCCAAAAAGATTATATTCAATATTCAATATATTGTGATACAAAAGATCCAATACCGCCTTAATCTCTTCGTTTGTACAGTTGATGTTGAGCATCGGGCGCAAAGCAGAAAATGTTGTCATTTCATCAGCATAGATATCTAGCGACGAAGCGATCTCGGGCATATATTCCATCTGATCAAAATCAATATATCTCTCGGCACGTCGTTGATTAGAAATTGCATTAGCGGCAATTTGGTCTAACGGATTATAAGTCTGCTTCTTGAACTGCTGTCCAGAAGCAGTCTTGAATCTAGAGGCGTATTTGTCTAGATGCTGTCTTCTAATTTTACGTCCGGATTGCGAACGATACGTAACTATCGGACCTGAAAAAAGCCTAGTTAGCGACTTAAATAACGATGATTGTGTGTTCGCAGGGTTTTTCCCTTTTCTCATATTTCTTGGTGCCATTTAATTTCTCACTTTATAATCCACATATATTCTTTGTATAAATTTTCTGCATCTGACATTTTATCCATAACTCCATCTTCTTTGTATCCAATTTGTCCCTTTATTTTTGTATCAAAACTGGTTCTTGAAGTTATTATAGCATCCACAAAAGCTTTCTTGTAGTTCAAATCTCTTTGATTTGTCTGTAATGCAGTATCACGGACCCAACAAGCAATCGAGAGCGCCATAACTAAATCATCATTGTATCCTTTTAAAGCTTGGGGTTTTCCATTTGTCCAAATAAATGTTCTCAATTCATTTGCCAAACGCGACGAATATGTAGTAATTAGTTTGTTTCTTATAAACTCTTCTAATTTAGCAACAACCAAGGGGCGAGTTTTTGAAGATGTTGTAAACCCGGGGACCGCTGAGTTCCTGTGTTCTGCCATGTGCTGCTCAATATATTCATGAGTTGACTTAACAGAATAATAAATATTTGGGTACTCATAATCAATAAGTTTATCTAAAACTGTATATCCGATGCTGTTGTTCTCAATGACCATCATCGCGTTCCCGAACTCCCGGCCGACTTGATTTAATATATTCGCATATAAATCGGGAGTTGGCTTGCCTTGATATTCTCCCACAACCTGCATTGTCTCTAACTTAATAATGTGAAAAGTTGAATAGTCTGCTCCATCGCCGCGAGCGACATCTGCAGTCAACAAGTAGCTGCACGAAGGATCGTGCTCTTCCCAAATCCAGAAATTACGATCAAACGCTGTTTTATATTTTGGCTCAACTATGTTGTCTGTAATCCATTCAAGAGCATCTGGATCGATAACAGTCTCGCCGGATGTGTTGAAGTTACACTCCAACTCTTGTGCAATTTGCCTGCGTGACATATTTTTAGTTTCTTTTTTGAACCACTCTTCGTCACGTTCAGGGTGCACATCCCACATTAAAGTTGTTAATTTGAAATTATTTTCATTTGTTTCAGCGCCGACGCAAGTTTTATGGAACCAGTTACCGACACCATTCGGGGTTGATATTGCTATACAGCGACCACCAGTTGACAACGTGGGATACAAACCAGTCCACAGATCTTCAAGACCATCAATGTGTGCAGCCTCGTCAAGAACCAGAAGAGACAGCGCTTCAGAGCGGCCGGCGTCACCAGATGTTGAGGCTGCTTTGATGGTTGAGCCATTTGACAATTCAAACGAGGTGCGGTTATCCGTAGAGATAGAAGCGATGCGGATCCAGTCTGGTAGATTTTTCATGATGCTTTTAACTTTGCGGACAAGGTTCCCCGCGGTCTCAAATTTGGTAGCCATAACCAGAATAGATTTATCGCGGTGAAACAACATCATCCACACAATATAGCCAGCGGTTAACGTAGAGATACCTAATTGCCGGCCCTTATTGATGACGTTAAAACGATAGTCATTAAAATCGTCTAATAAATCATCTTGATAGTCAAACGTATTAAAAAGAATCAGCCCGTGCATCGGATGAGATATACGGGCATACGTTTTAAGAAAGTACGATGGATCTTTTCCGCACTTAACTACTTCTTTTAATATTTCTTTCTTTGTTAATTTGAAACTCATACATTTTTCAAGGCCGCCAACACTTCTTCGCGATTGACGAGATCTCCTTCGCCGTCCAATATAATTATTTTTTCGATGCCATCTTTCCAAGCCATATCCACAAGCTGAGCATCGGTCATTTCTCCGAAGCCGTGAGGATCTAGAGCATCATATTTTTCTTCGTCACCAAAGCCGAAATGATAATCTCCGACTTCATTTAATACTTCTTGAATTATATATTTAACTTCTCTGAAGCCTATTTCGCGGCGTTGAGGTTCTATATATTCGGGAGCAAGCTTTTCAATAACGGCTGTAAATAAATCTAACATCTCTTCTGGTGGCAATTCTTGTACCAAGGCTGTGACTTGATCTTCTAAAGGTGGGCCGGCGCGATCTTGGAAACCACTAACGTGGCTCTCTGGTGCGTCGTCTGATGGAATGTCTGAGGGTCCATATCGTTCTGGCGCGTCGTCTGAGGAAATGTTATCAGCGGGGAAGGGCATCGTCTGTGCTGCTCTGTCGGCATTTGGATCCGCTGGAGCACGGCCATATCTTACTTTCTTGCTGTGTCCGTAGTCATCTCCGAGCCAAGCCGGTTTGGGCCCTTGCTTCCGGATCCATGCCAACATTTCCTCTGCCTGCTGTGGGCTCAATTCTTCTCCAAGAGTCTCTTCTTTTATGTACTCTTCTGCGATAATTCTCTTTAATTGCGATTTTGTAAAATTCATATTCTACCCCCCATACAGTCTTTAATTTTAATAAGGTTTTCAATCACATCAATTTCATTTTGTGTTTCTAATTTTTCTTTATCTTCTTTTGAATCTAAATCTTGATGAAGAATGTTAAGCGTGTTCTGAAGTTCTTCGCACGACGCTGAGTCATAACCGTCCTCATTGAGTTTAGCTGCAAGACTGGAGGTTGGTCGGTAAGCACGGCCCATGGTTTTCTGACCAGCGCCGATGGAAACAGGATCGCCACCTATGATAGCGGCAGACAAAAAATCAAGACTAACATCCAGATTTTCTATTTTGTCAGTCAACGCCCAAATAGCTTTCATTAGAGCAGCATCATTTTGAATCTCTTCTTTGATGATCTGCTTAAGTCGGGATTTGCTGATTTTCACTTTACGATTCCTTTTTTCTAGAATCATTCTCCGGGCGTTTTCCGCCTTTACCATTCCACCCACCTTGATCGAGGAACTTTTTAAAACTATCTTCAAGGCGATCTTCAGATGGTTGGCTGTAAGCCATGTTTTCATCTAAACCACCAATTTTGTAGTGCATCTTGGCTGTCACCCAGCTTCTTACTCTGGAAGAGTTTTCGACGCGAACATCAACTTCGCCCTCTTTGGTAAGGGTAACTCCGGTGCCTGTGATCTTCTTATATTCTTTCTTCAGAAACTTAACAACATCCGCAAGGCGTTGCTCAATCTCTTGCTCAAAACCATTAGCATATACTTCACGAAGCTGTACTTCGGAGTGGTAACCTAGACAAAGCATGTTTCCATAAAAACTAACATTAAATCCGTCCATCACCCTTTTGTCAATCAGTGGACGCCCTTCATCGCGCTGGAGCCCGGGCTTCAAGGCTTCTCCGTTTTCGTCCAATGCTCCATCATAAGCATTAGCTGCGGCCTGCGATAAGCCTTGTATAATTTCGTAAACTGTTGCCATTACTGGTCTCCTCTAACGTTCTTGTAATATAAATAGTGTTTAACTGAAGAAAGGTAATCAGAGGCTTTGGTGATTTTAGCTTGTACCCACGCATCCAATTCATCACCATCTTGAATCATTTGTTCTAACTCTGACGCATATTCGGCTGCTCTATATAATTGTGACTTGGCCATTCTACCTTCGTCGTGTTCATCGCTGTGTGTCATTTGCGGTGGTGGTTCTGCAGAAGGCAACGGGTCGCCACAACCCTCTGTTGTGACCGTTTGCTGCGTTTCAGGTTCATTTTCAGCGCTAGAACCGCCGGGGTGCATTCTCTTATCGAGCAAATTAAAAACAATTTGGATTACGTTTCTCTTAGTGTTTAAATCCATACCCTCTTCAGCAGCTAATTGAAGTATATATTCGTAAACCTTAGTTGCGATATTTCGTTCTTGCGGGCTAATCTCACCAGCAGTATCCTTCGTAGCTGAGCGGGTTGCTGCTGTGGCTTTTCCAACCCCAGCACTAGCGCGATCTTTCTTAACATCCAAAGGACTCTGTTCTTCAAGTGCCTCTAAAATTGCCCTCTTGATATCATTTTTCGTTATCTTCATTTGGTCGCCATCCTTTTAGCCATCTATCTTCGCGCTGCTGTACATACTGAAAATAGCATTTCTCGCAACATTCAAATTTTACCATGCAAACATTATCCATAGATTTTTTGGGATAACTCCCGCAAACTGGGCATGTCTGGGTCGGCTCTCTATTAAGTAGTTTTTTTGATACCTTTATACCATTAATATCGATTTTCTCAACAGAGTCTTCGTTTTGTTTCGCTTTCTGGTACAATTCTTTCATCTGTTGGAGATAGTCTCTCTCTTTATTCTGATCCCAATTTGCCTTTGGATTTTGAATAGTCTCGTCGCCGTATTTTTCAGCTATAGCTTTCTCAACAGCAGCAATTTGATCATAGTTTTTATTCATTTTAAGGCCCTATATACGCCATAGGAGCTTGCAGTACCAATAAGGATCCCACCAGCAAAATATAGCCATTTGTGCCGGGGCGAAGTTTTTTTTAGTGCATTAGCAAGAAAGTCAATCTCTTTGTCTTTCTGTATTATAAACAAATCATACTCATCTGTTAAAGACTTATGTTCTATTCTTAAATTTTCTAATTTAAAATCATATTCTTCTTTCTGAATTTTTAATTCATAGTCTGTTCGTATATCGCACGAATACTTGAATATATCATAATCGGACATTATTTTAGAAATAGCATGTTCGTCAAACAAAACACCTGCGAACGGGGCCGGGGCCTTGTATTCCAGTATGGAAAATTTGGCGGCCTCGGTTGCATTGGCCGAAAGGCTAAACATTAGTAAAAGTTTAAGGAACATATTGAATACCAAAAGTTTGTTCTATATCTTTAATTAGCTGTTCTCGGTCGTTGTTAAATTTGTTTCTGTATTCATCCTTCTTATCTTCCCTTAACCGCTCAATCATCCCAAGCGCATCTTCATAGTCTTCTTCAATCGCTGCGATTGACTCTAGGTGACTTTCCATTAGCTTTTGTTTTTCACGAAGCTCTTGCTTGTGAATTTCCTTTAAGCCATCAATTTGTGCCTGATGTGACTCATTTTGCGATTCGTATGCTTGCTGCATTAGATGATAGTCATATCTACTTTTCAATGCTACAACTGCCGACAACAACAATATTAACAACACTTTCCAATTTTTAAGAGCAAAATCAAGAATCTTTGCTTTAATCATTATAACCTCGTAATCTTGCAATACCATCAATAACCGTCTGGCCGCCGATATAGATTGCTGAAATGATTACCCAATCTTCGCTAGTTACGTGCCCAGCGAGTGTAAGGCCGGTGGCTGTTAACCATACCATTAACTTGCGGGATGTAAGTTTTGCCAGCCATGTGTCCATAAATGCTTGTGCTTTAGCCATCATTGTTTTCTCCGTTTCTCAACTCCACCTGAGTTCACTTTGTCTGGTCAGGTGTCTTCTTCTGCCAAAAAATTATTTAATTCTTTTTTTACCATTTCTTCGACAGAGTATAGTTTGCTCATGTACTTCTCTGCGGCTTTTTCATTGTCAGAGCAGCCTTTCTTTTTACCACGAGAGCCGTCCGGCTTTTTCTTATATACACATTTACCGGAACGCATGTAGGGCATTTACTTAAGCCTCGCCAATTTAGGCGCCATTTCTGGATGTTCAGCTTTAAACTGGGGTATTGAAGCCTTGATGTTCTCAATATTGGCGGGGCCATCGTACCATGCGAAGAAAATTGAGGCCATATTGTATCTAACAACCCATCTCTTTTGAATTCCAGCTTCAATACACAGATTTGTAAATATTTCGGCGACGTCGCCATCATCTTCCTCTACGACCACAAGGGTTGGCTTATGCGGAACATCACAGCAGCCATCCGCACTCGGAGTAATAAACCAATTCCAAAGTTGTTTTAATAAATTCATCATAATCTCCTATGTTGCTAATCCATTCAGGCTTCTTTTCAGTTCGTTCAGTGAAAAGTTTTCAAATCTTTCTTCTTTGGTGGGCAAAAGCCAACCATCAGCACCAGAATACCAATTAATTTCGCAATAGCAAGATGTCTCGCCATTTTGAATAAATTCAACCAATCTATGGAGCCCATCTACAACTAAGAATTTTTGCTCTTCTTCGATCCAGTTTACTTTAATTGGTCCTTGTGTTTGGCTACGAACCCCATCAAGAATATCCTTGTAAGCCCCGACAATTCCTTCTTCTAAATTTCCAGCCTCAATTATTAAGTGATCAAAACTAATTTTTGCTTCGCCCAATGCGCCAAACAATGCTTTAAGTTGTGTTTGCAAAGCAGCAAGTGTCGCTTGTATTTTTTGTCCCGACGCTTTCACCGCGGCAGGATTAACTCCTTGTTGTGGCGCCGCTTTTTTTGCTGGTACCTTCCGGGTGAAGTTGAGATCATGAGGGCCTGGCTGCGCAGTTGCCGGCTGCGGGGCACGTTGCGGGGTGGCTTGGACTTTACGAGTACTGCCGAAAGGATCTTTCTCTTCCTTAACAATCTCTGTCTTCTCGTCCATAAAATAACGAGGATCAATAAATTTCTTGTTTTTTCTTATAGCCATTATAATCTCCTTTTAATAGCCTGCATCGTATGGTGATTCGTCGCCATACCAATCGTGTGAGCCATGTATATCTTGACCTGTTTCGTCTGCTAACTCTTTGTACATCTCTTCTGTGTCATTATACATTGACACTTTGCCGTCTTGGTGCTTTACTATAATAGAAGGCTTTCCATCGCTAGCAATCTCGACGAAGGCTTCGACATTAAACTTGTCAGCCAAGTCTTGTACCTCTTCGTCCCTAATTTCTTCGGGGCTCATGTAATCTTCGCC